CGCTGGGAGTCCTGGAGCTTGAGCAGGTACTCAGCGGCCATCGACGGTCGCCCCTGCACCAGCTCGCGCATGGCGTCGGAGCGGCTGCGGCCCGCCTCGCCCATCGCCTGCATGTACGCGGCCTGTGCCTCCTGCGTGGCGCGGAGGTTCTGCGCCGAGATCTGTCCGGCCATCCCCGCGCTGGCGTACCCGCCCGCGTTGCCGAGCATCTGCGCCGGGATGGTGCCACCGTAGTACGACTCGACTCCAGCCTGAGTCGGCCCTGCCAATCCAGGCTGGCCCACCGGCCCACCCACGGTGACACCTGGCATCCCGACGTTGGCGGCGGCAGCGTTCGCGGAATCGACCGCGCCCTGAGTGCCCGCTGCCATCGACGCGGCTCCCGCCGAGGCCATCTGCGAGAGCTGGTCGGCACCGGCCTGGTACTGCCCGCCGACCTGTCCGATGAGCGAGGCGTTCATGGCGGCGGCAGAACGACCGGCAGCCTGGAACGCGAGCATCCGGCGCATGGCGTCGTCCTGCGCCCGCTTGTATTCGTCGCGGAGCATCCCCTGTTGGAAGCCCATCTGCTGCTTCGTCATCCGGTTCGCCCGAGCTTCGAGCTGGGCGGGCGACTCGAACTGCATCCCCCGCAGCATCGACACATACGTCGGCAGACCCGGGCCTCCACGCCCCGGGTAGGCGGGGCCGCTCGTGATCCCTCGGCGGGTCTTGATGAACTTGAGGTAGTTGTCGTAGCTCCCCTTCGGGCGGACGAGCTTGAACTGCTCCTTCGTGTAGGTCGGCAGTCCTCCGATCCTCGCCCCGGACGGAGCCACGCGAGGCCGAGGCATCTAGTACCCCTGGCGCTGGTGTCGCTGGAACGCCCGCAGGTAGTTCTGGTACTGCCCGCCGGGATGCTTGGCGAGCCACGCCCGCTGGCTCAGCGGCCCCGAGGAGAAGGCGGCAGGAGCCGCGTACTGCGTCGTGTCGGGGCCGTAGCCGTAGGGGTCGGCCATCCCGTACTGGTACGTCTCGGCAGCCCGAGCTGCGGCATCGAAGCGGGCCTGCGAGAGCGCCATCGCCTGCTGGTCGTTCAGGTCGGCGAGCTGCGTGAGTCCCTGCTGGCCTGCTCCGAGGAAGTCGCGCAGAGCGCCGTAGCGGGCGGACTCGCCCTCGGCGAGGATGTTCTCGGCGTTCGTCGTGAGCTGCCCCGAGCCGAGCATCCCCCGAGCGGCGAGGTCGGCCTCGGACTGGGCGCGACGGGCCGTCTCAGCCTGGGAGATCTTCGCCACCTGGGAATACTTGTTCTCGGCTGCCTTCGAGATCGTGTCCGAGTCGATGTACGAACCGAGCGAGCCGAGCTTCGACGTGTCGGTGAGGCCGAGGTCGATGAGCGCCTGCCTGAGCTGTCCCTGGAAGTCGCCCCGCGCCCGCCCCATGCGGGCGTTCATCATCGACTCCATCTCCTGCACGCCGTAGTCGCCGCCGATCATCCCGGCGTAGCCGCCAGCCCCACCCGGGCCACCGCCGCCGCCACCCAGGTCGATCCTCGGCTGCGTGTAGCCGATGTTCCCGAGTCCCTTGTTCCACTGGATCGTGCCCTGGTTGATGAAGTCCTGGACACCCGGCCCCTCGTAGCCGGTGTACGGCTGGAGTCCGGCCGTCGTACTGCGCGGCACCTTCGGCTGCGCGGCTGGCTGCGGATACCTGATCTGCGTGTTCCCGGGCGATGTGAGCTGCGGAAGCAGCCCGCGCCGATACTTCTGGGCGTTCGTCAGAGGGACGGCCACGACCGGAGTGTATGCCCCCCAGCGGCCGGACTACGCCGCCGTGCCGATGGAGATGACGTAGATCACCCCGGCGAAGGACGGCTTGTCGTAGGCACCCCCGCCCGACGTGTCGCCGTTGACGTTGTGCGTGTGGTCACCCGCCCCGCCCACCGACCCGGAGACACCGTGCGTGTGGTCGCCCTCGTAGTCGGTGCCCGACGTGTAGTCACCGACGATGTAACGCGCCGTGCCGCCCGAGCCGAGCGCGGCCGTCGCCCCCTGGTTCTTCGCGAACCCGCCACCACCACCAGGGGCGTGATCGTGCCCGCCGCCCCCGCCTGTCGATCCCGAGAAGGAGTGGCCGTGCGAACCACCACCCCCCGAGGTCTGGTTGAAGTAGTGCTTGTGAGCAGCCCCGCCCCGCGAGCCGAAGGCCACGCCATCCGTCTGTGCGATCCCGATTGCGCCCCCGGCCCCGTACAGCGCCCTGTCTCTGAGATCGGGGATGTTGAACGTGGTCGAGCCGTCACCGGCACCCCAGGCCACTCCGATGCGGGAGAAGAGGAGCGGGTAGTCCGTCCGCACCTTGGCCGAGCCGTCGCAGATGAGGCAGTCCACCGGCACAGCGCCCGACGCGGCGACCGGAACGATGACCCCGGCCGGAAGCCCGGTCGCGATGTTCGACCCCTCGCCTCCCTGGATCTGGGAGGCGGTGATGATGATGCCGCTGCCCTCGATGAACTGCTTGAGCCAGGTGCGGAACTCGATGGGGAAGAAGGTGGGATCCGAGAGCAGCTTCCCGACGAGCTTCTGCTCGCTCTCGGAAAGTCGGCCTAGCCCTGCGCCCGCAGCGGCATCGCCGCCCCCACCGGCCTGCTGGCCGGACGACATGTCAGAGCTTGCCTCTGTCCTGCGGCCAGTCGTCTATCGCGAGGTCGTACAGGCGCGAGACGTACACCGGAGCGATCTGCGTCACGTCCACCTGGATCCCGTAGGAGCGTCGGTCAACACGCAGGCGGTTACGCTTGTAGCGCGGGTTCGCCGGGATGTTCCCGAGCGACATCGGGTTCAGGTTCGGGAGGGGGCTGAGCCGGAAGCCGAGCTGATACACGTCAGCCTTGTCCGCCGGGTTTGCCTGCGTCAGGTGCGAGAGGTAGACGTGGCGCATCCGCTTGACCCCTTCGGGGCCGAGCTTGATCCAGCCCGTTCGCAGCCGCCCCAACACCGGCAGCCCGTTCCCGTCGTAGGCGTCCGGCGCTGTCGGAAGAGCCAGCTCCGGGTCGTACTCGGTCGGGCCGAAGAGGAGCGGCGAGAGCTTGCAGGCGCGGTCAGCCCCGAGCGCCGGGACTGACGAGTCCACTCCCCACCAGACTTCCTCGACGCCGATCTCGGAGTCGATGAAGGCGGTCGCGTTGACGTTGCGGAAGCGGAACCACGTCCGGTCGATGAGGTCGCAGACGAGGGTGACTGGCCGCTGTTCGTCGGGCGTGCCCGAGGCCCAGGTGGTCAGGATCGTGACGAAGAGCAGATCGCGGAAGACAGCCGCGTGAACCTGCGTGCCCGCCCGCTTGAGCGAGTACGCCTGCCGCCAGAGGTCGGAGATCCCGCCCTGGTCGGTGAGCGAGCGGATCGTCGCCCCGTCCGACATGAATACGCCCTGCGGGTGGGCGAAGCAGACGTTCTCCTGCCACGGGACGATGCTCGCCGGATCCGAGCAGCCCACCTGTGAGGAGAACGTGTCCGTATACATGTCCGTGTCCACGCTCGTTGCCGGTGGCTTCGAGCCACGGATGCGCTCGATGGAGCCGTCGTGGAAGACGAGGATCTGAGCAGCCATCGGGAAGATCCCGGTGACGGCGCGGTTCATGCCGATGACGGACTTCGCGTCCCAGGCCGAGAGCGGCCCGACGTTCGGGGCGGTGCCCTGCGTCTCCAGCGGGGAGAAGTAGACGATGGAGGGGTCGCCCCCTCCCGCCGCCGGGACGCCCGAGGCGACGAGGCGCTCCTTGAAGGCGGCGATGAGAGTGGCCTTCGGCCCCGAGGTATGGACAGTCCCGATGGACAGAGTTGACCCCGATAGGGTCACAACCTTGGGCTGGCCTGCGCCTGCGGCGTCCGCGAAGTAGACACGATCCCTCAGCAGGACACCGTTCTGGAGGGAGGAGGGGACAGCCCCGATGGACGTGATCGCTCCGGTGAGGACGTTCACGTCGTAGAGGCTCCCGCCCCCTCCGAGCAGGAGCTTCGTGCCTGCACGGAAGGCGGCGTGCTTGCCCCCCCAGATCGGCCCAGCGAGAGCTGGCGTCAGATACGACCACGGCCCCCGCACTTCGAGCTTCGCTCCCCGGCGGTCAGGCAGGTAGTCCGCGAGATCCCAGACGAAGCCCTTGGGCATGTTCGAGATGTCGTGGTCGCGAGCGAACCCGCGCACGTCGGCGAGGATCGAGGTCGGCTGGCTCACCCGGTGGCACCGATGTACGAGCCGGACGACGAGAGCGGCGGCAGGCTCTTGAG